AATGTTTCCCGCAAACACCGGCTGAGCGGAGATGCCGGTGGCCGACAGTCCGCTGATTGATCCAGTGCCGTTGATAGTAATAGCCATGGCTTAAACGATGACCCAGGATTGACCGGACGGCACGGTGACCGTCACGCCCGAGTTGACCGTGATGGGACCAGCGCTCAGGGCGTTGCGGTTGGTAGTCAAAGTGTAGTTAGTCGTCACCGTTTGCATATTCTCAAAGAACACCTCATCGGTGCCGCCGCCGGTTGCATTTTTGGGTGGGGTGACGGGCACCAGCGGCACCCACTGGCTGTCAACGCCGTCGTTGTAGTAGATGTACGGCGTGCCCTCGTCGGAGTCCCAGTAGGTATCGCCGGAGATCGGGGTTGCGGGCGGCGTGGTCGAGACCGCAAAGCCACCGCCGATTGAGCCCCAGCTTGTTGTGTAGCCCTCGAATTTGCCGATGTCGCTGTTGTAGCGAATCATCCCTGAGTTGGCAGTGCCTGGGCGCTGAGCGGTGGTACCGGCGGGAAGGTCGAAATAACCGGTGGCAGTGTTGTCAACATTGCCCGTGATGGTCCCACCAGCCTTAGGCAATGCGGCGTTAGCCAGGTCGTAAGCAGTCTTGACTGAGTTAGGCGTGGCTGCGGTCGTTGTACTTGTGCTGCTAGTGCTGTCGGTCAGTTGAACCGCACCCTTCTGACTCGTGGTGCCGTCTTGGATGCTGATGTCAGGCGTGGTGCCGCCAGTGCTGGCTAATGGGCTGCTGGCCGTGACAGCCGTGACGGTGCCGCCTGTACCTGTGGCGCTGATCGTGATGGTGCCGTTGCCGTTGGTGATCGTGACGCCCGTGCTGGCCGTCAGCGTCGCCTTAGCCAATGTGCCATCGGTCTTACCAATCAGGAGCTGGCCATCGGTGTAGCTGCCAGCGATGCCAGTGCCGCCGTAGCCCGTTCCGATGGTGGTGCCCTGCCATACGCCGGTGCCGATGGTGCCGACACTGGTCAGGCTTGAGCCTGTGACGCCACTGCCAAGGCTGCTGCTGTCCAGCACCTTGGTGCCGTTGATGCGGTACTCCTTGGCGCTTGCGAGGTTGACATGCTCGCTGAACGTCCATGCATCAGTCGCGTCAACCCAGTTGATCGTCTTGTCGGTGGTGCCCTTGAGCGTGATGCCACCACCATCGGCGGTCACATCGGTCGGGCTGGTGACCTGGCCGATGACAACGTTCTTATCCTCGACAATCAGGTGCTGCGTGTCGATTGTCGTTGTGGTGCCGTTGACCGTCAGGTCGCCTTGGATCGTGACACCAGCGTCAAAGGTTGCTGCACCTGTGACATCCAGCGTGCCAGGCACATCAATGTTGCTTGCCCACTCAACGCCAGTGCCAGCCGCATCGGTCTGCAGCAGTTGCCTGGCGGTGCCATCAGCCAATTTGCTGACAGCGATCTCAGCATTGCTAGCGATGTCAGCGTTGACAATCGGATAAGCGCTTAGCTGACTCCAAGGCGTATAAGCAAGCGACGCCCAGGCCGTTGTGCCGTCGCCTACTTTCCACTTGCCTGTGTCTGATTCGTAGCCAAGCTCGCCAGCCAGCAGCGTCGGGTTCGCCGCAGTCCAGTTCGCCGCCGTGTCGCGCCGCTGCTTCTGTAATGCGGATAGCGTGATGCTCATGCGGCTCCGGGTGGGCTGATGATGTAATCCCGCGCAGGGCTGGCAGCAGCGCCACCTCCCTCCAGAATATAGGCTCTTGCTGGAGCTGCAGGCGCTAGTTCACCGTCAAAGATCAGGTCGCCCGTATCAATCGGGACAGTCTCAAGCTCGATCTCGACATCCCAGAACCCGCATGAACCATCAGTGATGACTGGCGGCGCCACATACCGCCACGCATAGTCACTCAGCAGCGGGATGGGGGGCGTTGTGTAACCATTCCAAACCTCGCTCGACAGGAAGAAGATATTGAAGCTGCCGTCGCGGTTGTCATAGTGGTTCCGAATCAGCGTGATGTCTGATTCTTCAAGCCGCACGAAGCTCAGGTTCAACGTCTGCTTAATGCGCCTATTGCCACGCCGAAAGCCAGTCAACATGCCCGATAGACTGCTCTGAATGGCAGCAGGCACATCACCCGGCGTGAAGGTGCGCGTCGATGGGACCAGCGCCGGGAATGTGCTCATCAGATCGGCACCGATACCAGCTCAATGCTTGTGCTGTATCTTAACGGCGACGCAATCGCCACATTAAATGGTCCGGCGTAGCGCCATTCGTAATTGGCTGCACTGACCGGGACCGTGGCGTAGCCCGCCCACACCGTTGCCGGCAACGCGAAGCTGATCAGACTGCCTTGCTGCCCTTCGTAGTGATCGAGCAGTTGCTTCATTTCTGCTTCGCTCAGATACTCAAAGCCCAGCGTCAGTGTTTGCGTCACGCGATCGCTGCCATATTTGAAGCGCACATTACCGCCGCTCACGCCTTCGTAAGTCTCCTGCGGATAGTCGCCATAGCTCAAGCTGCGGCTGCTAGGCGTCAGTGAAGGGAAGGTTGCCATCAGATCACCTCAAATGTGCCGTTGACCACTTCATCGCTGATCTTGGCAATGTCGCTCCCGTCCACCGGAAACTGCATAGCACTGATACCGGTCACACCTGCGCTGCTGTGCTTCACGTCTGTCACCTGATACCACTCGATCTCTTGCCGGTTGTCACCACGGCTGTTGATTCGTTGTCGCTCGATCTTGATGATCTGCGTTGGCAGCAAGTTGGTGGTTAACAGCGGTGTGGTGAAACTGATCGTATGCGTTGAGAACTTGCGCCGCGCCAGCTCATACTTGCCATAGATCGTCGCGTGAGCGGCTGATGTACAAAAATCTGTCATGTCAAACTGCTGCGTCGGCGCATTGCTGTCAGTGCCTGGATAACGCACCGTCGTGGTTCGCTGGATGCCGATGATCAACGGATCCGCCTCGCGCCATGTCAGTGAGATATTGACCGCACGCCGCTCATCTGCATCGACGTATTCCTTCTGGAAGCTGCCCGGCATGATGTCATCTTCGGTAAATGTCAGTACAGGCGTCAACGCTGTGGTCTTGATCTGATTGCCAACGGTCAACGGCAGCAGCGGTTGCAGGCTGTAGCGGCCATTGCTTGAGACAAACGACAGCAAGAAATAAGGCGCCGTCTTGCTGATGTAATCAATGGTATTGACCGACTGCTCGACAATGCCATTAAAAAACAGCCCGGTATTGGTGCAGAAGGTTGCTAGCGACTGAAGGTTGCTCACATCAATCGGCGCCGCCAGTGCGTTGGTACTGGCACCGCTAGCACGCTTCATCAGCGTGAACAGGTACATCGCCAGATCGACAAACTGATTGCTTGCACCCGTTGCATAAACGCCGCCGACCAGGCCGCCGCTATATAGATCGACCGTGGTGCCGTTTTCGTAGAACAGCGAAATCTGGCGCGTAGTAGTCGGATAGGAACCCGAATCCGGCGGGTCGTAGATGTTGCCAGTGATTTGCAGAAATGTGATATCTGCAAAGTCGGTATAGTCGGCGCTGCTTGGTGGTGATGCGGGGTTCGAGTATGGGCTTAGTTGCCATTCATATTGAAGACCTTCAAGCGTGCCAGTGCTGGCCGGTGCGCTTGTGTTCCATTGATTGTTTACGGTGCCTGAACCGTAAACAAAGGTAACAGGTCCAGTTGCGCCCCAGTTGGTGAAATAATTTGGATCGGGAGCAGTCCACCCGCTAGTTGGAATTTTGACAATGGTTCCAACTGCATAAGCGCCCGCGCTAGGCAGATTGCCTGCGGCATTGAACGCAAAAAAGCTGCCTACGGGATTAATGCCGTAATAGGTCCAATAGCCAGACGTGACATCATTGCCAGTTTTGTTGTCAATAACCTCGAACGATGTTGCGGGCACGCTAATAATTGAATTAGTCGTGTCGCCCTCCCCTCGCGTGATTTGACTGTAAATATTGTAAAAAGCACTGATGTCAGGCCATCGATCAGTGAAAGCACCAGTTCCATGTAGACCAGTAATATATGAATACGAGTCCAGATCACAGAAAATCTTGCCACTTGTGATCGGGCAGGCATTAGGCGTGGCCGCCATTGTTGCAGCGGATGAATAATAATGAGTCAGCGTGATGCTTGCAGAGTTAGAAAGAAATCTAATGTTGCTTGTTCCCACCCATGCGTAATGCTTCACCGGGCTGCTGACCATTTGCCCTTGAGTGATGGCATACAGAAACTGCCCGACAAAATCAATCGAGCCGGTCTTGACCATCGGCGGCTGCACCCAGGTGCCGCCCACGCCGCCACTGCGCTTACAAAAGACAATCGGCACAGTATCGCCAGCCTGTGCGACTACTTGCTGTTTGCCGATCTCTGCCTGTGGCTTTTTGCTTTTCTGCGGCGCTGCATCGCTGCGAGTTGAACTATCGCCTACCTGTGCCGCAGGTTCTGGTTTTGCCGCAGGCTGTTTGGCCGCAGGCAACCTGTATTGGTCATTCCAGCCAAACGGTAAAACACCAGCGCCTGAGCCTGCCATTGTTAAGCCTCCTGCTTGCGGTACTGCTCAATTGCCATAGCGACGAATTGAATCGGCATGACAAATGTTGCATTGTCCAGTTCCTTGACGCAGCAATCGCCGCACAAATGCTCGCCGTCAGTTGTCTCGTAGATGACCACACTATCGATCACTTTCATCACAACGTCAGTATGCACCGAGCCATCGGCGCAAGTTGCAGTGATACCAAATGCAAGGACGGTCTCGTTCATTGCCCTTGCTGCCTGATCAGCATCCCTGCCGTGATCTTACGGGTAGGGACTTGAGACTTCAACTTATTGATCGCTGGATTGACCTTCCAATTAACGGCGGTATCGCTCACGCTTGCACCCTCGATGCTGCCAATGTAACGGCTGATCAGTTGCGCGCTGCTGCCGTCAAAGGAGTCTTCACCAGCGTCTTGGATGTAAAGCGAAGCAATGATCAAGTTATCCGCCGCGATGGCCGCATCGGTGATGTCAACCACATCGGCGGTGGCTGCAATGTCAATCGACAGATCGTTGATGCTTGCCGCCGCTGTGGAGCCAAATCCGTTGACATCAAACGCTAAATAGCTGTAGCTGCCGCCGACACTTGCATCAACGCTCAGCACCTGCGGAGGTTGGTAGAAGTTCTGCCACTGCCTAGTTGGGATGCGCAGCCCGCCTGAGACCACGTTAGTGCGGTCGGAATAATACTCAAGGAAGCACATGATGTCGTAATTCGCCATTACGCCATCCCCAGTGCGCCGCGCACGCCGATGTCATTGCGCAATAGGTTAAGCGTCTGCTGCACGCCTGCCTGCACAGCGCGTGTCATGTCTTGCGTGGTCACATAGTTGGTGCCATTCATCTGCGTCACGGGTCCGGTTTGAATGCTCACATTCGCCGTGCCTGGCATCACCACACCACCTTCAGCGAAGCGCGGGATTGCAGCACCACCACGCTTGCCGGCCATCCAGTTGGCGGCAAATCCTGCAGCCTTGCTCTGCGGCACGATGTACTCAGGCTCTCCACCTTCGCCCACCATTGCGACGGTAGGACCAGTCACAACGCCGCCCTCGGCAAACCGCGGGAGCTGGACGCCGGGCACCTGCGGAATCTGTGGCACCCGCAAAACAGCAAGCGCTCTGTTAGCTGCGCGAATCAGGGCATTGATCCCGCCGATGGCGCCGTTGATGGTGCGCTCAATGCCGCCGATGATGCCGTTAACAATGCCGCGGATGACATTGGCAATAGCCTCGAAGGGAGCCTTGAGGATGCCGGCAAGAGTGTTGAACAGAACCTGCACGCCCTGAACCATCAGCTTCAGGGCATTGAAAACAGGATCAATGAACAGCACCTTGAACACATTGGCTGCAATCTTGACGCCCTCGCCAATAGCCTGGAACGCTTGGCCGATCTTATCCCTGAACGCATAGATCGCCACGCCTGCGGCAACCAGCAGCGTAATCCAACCGACAGGACCCGTGAACACACCAACCAGGATCGGCAGCAGGCCGCTCAGTGCGCCGCCGATTGCAGTGATTGTTGGGACAACAGCAGCGATAGCAGTGCCGATCGCGCTAAACACTGCACCGCCCGCAAAGATGCCCGAGAGCGTGCCGAAAATGGAAATGACAGCACTGATCGCAGGGGCAAGGGCAATGAAGGCAGCAGTCAGGCCAGCCATTACGGCAAGGATATTTTGAACAGGTGCGGGCAACCCGGCAAACCATTTCGCCAGCCCAGCAATGCCATTGGCAAGCTGCGTGATAAATGGCAGCAACGCGGTCACCGCCTGATTGAACGGTCCGGCAACCGATCGGGCAATGTTGTTAAGCGCATCATTGAACTTGTCGGCAGCCTGCGCCATCTCGGTGTCAATCGTGGCTGAATACTGGCTCAAAGCGCCGCGGCCTTGATTCAGCATCGGGATCAGGTTCATACCTGAACGGCCGAACAGATCCATCGCAAGCGCAGTCTTCTGCGCGCCGTCTGGCATTTTGCTGAACTTGTCGGCCAGATCGAGCATCACAGCATCAACGCCGCGCAGATTGCCAGCCGCATCCTTGGTCTGGATGCCAAGCTGCTGCAGTTGCTCATTGGCTTTCGATGCAGGATCAGCCAGGCCACGTGACAGGCGCCCCATTGCTTTGGCGACTTCATCAAGATTGCTGCCGCTATCAGCCGCAGCAGCGCCAAACTTGCTCAGCGCAGGCACTGCAACACCAGTTCGCTGGCTTAGATCGTTCAAATTGTCTGCAGCATCAATCGCCTGCTTGCCCATTGCGGCCAGACCGGCAATGCCTGCCGCGGGCAGGATTGCGCCAAGCGTGCTGCCAAGGCCACTGCCTAAACCCTTCAGCCGGCCAAGCGCGCCGCCTGTTTCTTTAGCCTGCCGTTCAACGCCGCCCAAACTTTTCTGCAGCGCATTGATCTCACCAAGGCCATCAACATTGGCCTTGATCCTGACGGCAGCATCCATGTTGAGTGCCATGACTACTTCGCCTTTTGATGTGCCATCAGCAGAATCTCGCCCTCAATGACCTGGATGTCCTCCAGCATGGTGGCGGGATCCTCTACTCCATACAGTCTAAACGCGAAGTCCAGCGCCACATAATCAAGCCCAGCCGGTCCGGCTGCACCCTGCCGCCATTGGGTCTGGCAACGCAGGAACATCTGAACCGCTGGCCATGCTTCAGGATCAACCTCGAAATGGTCAGGCTGTACTGGCTCGCCTAGATCAATGCCAAAGGCTGCAGCATCCTCGGCGGTCTGGTCAATGACGCCGCCCTTCATCCAGTAACGCGCAGCCTCGATCAGTTTTTTGTTTTCTTGCCCGCGACGCTCTCGAAGTAAGCCTCAATGATCGAGCCGGCCAGGCCGGGCACGTTCAGCAGCTCAGTCTTGCCGGCCTCGCTGAATGGCACCTCATCGCCATCACCATCGACCACCCCAGCCCAACCGGCCAGCACCTCATCAGCAATCGAGATGTCGGAGATGTCAGTATCAAATGGCTCGCCCCGTTCGGCGGCCTTTAGTCTGGCCTGTACTTCAGTCTGGATTTCATTGATGCGAGCCTGCGGCAAACGCTTGAACTCAGCATCAAATGATTGCTTTTCGTACTTGCCGCCATCGGTCGGCAGGCGAAACGTAACAGGCCACACATAGGTGGCCGATTGCTTCAGGACGAAAGCCATGCAGGATCAGGTGAAAACGATGCTGACCTCATCATTGCCCGAACCGCTAGGAACTGCAACAACGGGAATTGAAAGCATGGTAATCCCGTCCTGATCCTCATAGCTCACATCGCCCAGGTCGATGGTGCTGCTGCTGACGGTGATGATATTGCCAGCAGTGGTGCCATGGGTGAACTGCAGGTTGCCCAGGGTTGTGTCGGATGTGGCGGCGGTGAAATAGTTCTTCGTCGCCAGCGCAACGGCTTCGATCATGACCGTCCCGGTTACCTTGCGATCAGTGATCAGAACCTCCTTGCTGCAGCCAACCAGCTCGCGATAAATCACCTCATTACCCATGTCCAGCTCGACCGACTGGAGGCAGCCGGCGTAGCTGAGCAGCTCGAAGCTGGTGGTGTTGCCATCCTTGAACACCAGCGGCACAGCCTGGTTGGTGTAGGTGGCAGAAGGCAACGCCGTATCGGTTGGAGCGTTATAGATGCCCGTCATCGTGAACTCGATGTACGGGATCTCGCCTACCTCGCCATTGATGGTGAAGGTGCCGCGGCAGCCGGTCAGCTTGTGCCGCACGCCATCCACGTTGTAGTAGAGCGTGACTGAGCTGAAGCTGCTGCTCACTGGCGCGTAGGTGACGCTGGTGCTGCTGACGATGGTCTCGCTGAAGCCGCAAGCCTTCAGGATCGAACCAAATCGCGGGGCAGTGCCAGCCGTGCCAGAACCTGCAAGCTCAACCTGAAAGGTGATTTCAACGCGAGTGTTAGCGAGCAGCGTCTGAGCTGCGCCCATGTATGGCCGTACCAGCTCGCGCTCTACTGTGTCGCTCTGCAGTGGCGTGATTTCCAGCTCACGCACCAACACAGCATCCGTGCCGGCAGGGGAGCTATCAGTGCCGTAGGTTGCCTCTGCCTTAGCCAGCAGCAGGCGCTTCCGGGTCAGCAGAGCCATCGCTTTGATCCTCGACTTGGGGATTGAATGATTGCGCCGGCTCGGTCCGCTCTATGAGCTTGCGCTTGCCGGTTTTTGGGTTCAGCAGATAAGAGCCGCCTTGCCCTTGGTATTCATCAACCATGATAGCCCTCATACAGTGGCGAGGTTAGTCACACTGGTGCGATACCTCACAAGGTAGTTGCAACTGATCACGCCTGCAGGTTGATCAGCTTCAAGCAGCTCAAAATTAACGCCTTCAGGCTGCACATCAATGGCATAGCCGTTCAGTGTCAGGTCAGCCATCAGCTTGCTGTGCAGGCTTTCAATGATCGGGTCAGCCAACTGATCCGGCACCGCGCCACGCACGATCACAGCGATCCGCACCGTCATGCTCCAATCAAGCGTCGGCAGGCTGGTGTTCTGCTGCGCAGAGTCACTGATCGGCTCGATCACAATGGCCGGACTCTCGCCCCTCGCCAACGGTTCAACGCGGCTGCGATAGATCCGTGTGCTAACACCCGTGGTGCCAGCAAGTACCGTCTCAATGCGGGCAAGGATCGATTCGCGGCGTGTTGTCATGCTGAAGCCACCTGCGTCACTGTGCAAATAATGCCGGGGATGCTCGGATGCGCGAACGGGCTGGTGGCCGCGGCCTCCGCATGAATGTAGGCATTGGCATTGCTGGTCGCCCAGATCAGCTCGATGTAATCCGCTGTCGTCAGCTTCAGCACGAAGTTGACCGTGCCGATCACATTGCCAGCGGTGCCGCCATGGCTGGCGATGATGCTGAATTTGCTGTCGCTGTCAGGCACATCACCGCTAGCGCCGCTGTCGTTCTTGCGCAGCCACACATTGATGTCGTGAATCTGAACGTCGGTATTGCTGAACTGAATTGAGAAGGTGAAGCTATAAATTCCCGTGTGGTCAACCGTGATCCGACTATCCGAGATCACCTTCACGCCACGATTGTCTAGGTCGTTCTTGCGCAACAAGATCGCAGTCGGCGTGTTAGCCGTAGCAGTCTGCGACGTTGTATCCCAGAAAGATCCCCAGTACCCAGGGCTGCCGTGATACGGCAACTGGCTCCATCTGCTCCTGCCATCACCGATCTTGATATTGCCGATCCCTTCCTCAATTCCCAACTCGCCTGCCATCAGCACAGGGTTCAATGACGCCCATTGCGCTCTGCTGTAGTTCTTTTGCGGCGCGCTCATGTCTTTTGGATCCCGAGTTGGACGAACTTGCCATCGTCGAGCAGCATCGCCTCACGCACCGTGTAGGCCACGCTATCGACCGTGATCGAATTGCCGCGGGTCAGATTGCCGAAATCAGAAGCCTTTGCCGTCAGCGTGTAGTCAGTGCTGAGCACCATGCCATTG